AACTTTCTGACCAACCATGGTACGTGCAGATGCTCGGCTCGAAACTTATGCCAATTTTGGCAAAAGCAGAATCGAAACCAAACATTAAGCCAGACATCGGCATGGGTTTGCAGAAGTAACGCATGGAAACGCACCAAATACGCACTTTGAACGCATTTTAACGCACTCCAAACGCACTTCTAACCCACTCATACCCCTACACTCCTCCGTTTATCTTACGGCCACAGTTAGAGCATGTCGCTGATACACGACCCCAGTTCATATTATAACAAGTACACAGTGCTTTCATAGGCGTTCCTTGATATCTTCTAGTAGATCTATAACTTCACACTTCCAGCACTTCCATATTACTTTTCCGTAATTGTTAGTAGTGCATTTATCACAGGCTAGAAGCATTATAATTTATCCCAAATATCATTTAGGTTGTTCAGTGCTTTAGCTAGTGTATCCTGATGCACATTTGTTAGACGACATACTTCACAAATCTTCTGATTCTTTTCAGATTCACGCCTTCGGCATTGTTTACAGTTCACGGTACTTGCTCCCAACGTACTCCATCCGACGCTTTCCATACCCAATAGTATATCCCTTCTTTAGGCCAGTGTGATGCTGTCTTAAAATCCTTCAATAGATAAAAGGAGGATGTAGAATAAGACTCTTTGTATTTAGGTTCCTGTTGTGCGATATAACAAGGATCCCTTTCTTTATTGAAATCAACTAAACGACAAGTTACCCTCACACCGTCTTTTATACCCTTGTCTGTATCAATTTTACAATCTTCCGCTAGATCTATAGTAACTAGGGTCATATCATCATCATACACTTTAAGGTATGAATCACGTTTCTGCAAAGGTGCAGAAAGGTCAGGCTTTACGAATTCTTTATTAGATGCGTCCATATTACTAGATAGCGTATCGGCTATTTAACTAATGCGCACGTAAAAAGTATTATATAATCAATTAAACATTATTTGTTTATGCCTGTCGGAGTTTATCGAAAGAAAAACAAAAAGGGAAACTGGATGTACTTTCGGTCTGGAAAACTTATTTCAAAGAAGTCTTATGATGCGTCCACATTACGAAGACCTAGAAGTAAAGCCACTCGTAAGGGCGGTGTTCGTAAAACCGCTAGACGGGCATACACCAATAAAAAAAGGAGTAACGGAAGAATGAAAAAAGGAATCCCGCATCCATCAGTCACAGGTATGGCTAGTGGCTTAGCAATAGCAAATTACCTAAATACAGGAACTATCACAAAAGGTGGTAAGGCTTTAGATGGAGTCATTAAAGATGTAACCGATGGTCAATTAGGACAGGCTTTCAATACTTTATCAAGTAACGCAATTAATATGATTGCTTCAGATGCAGGACGTAAGACATTAGTAACCGCTGGAGGAGTAGCAATGCTCGGAGCATTCGCTAGAAAACAGTGGCCTAACCTAAAACTCGGAGGAAGTAAACTTTACTTCAGACTATAATGTCAGCAACAACAATAACACGAACATTTGACGCCACGCCAACCGACAAAGCCTACTTTTCCTTAACGGATAATATGCTAAGTTCTTCACTCGGTAATATTCAAGTACCACAAGGATCCACTCGTATTTCGAGAATCGATTGTGCTTTTGATACATTTAATGCAAAGGGAACTACTATCGTTTGCAGACTATTAGGAAGTAATATGTCAGAACAAAACCTAGTCATATGGGGTTCTGCTGGAGATACCGCTGATGCTGGAGCTTTTGCTGGTTATCAATCAATTCCTGTCGCCTTTTCTTTATCCGGTGTAAATAATATAGATCTACAAATAGCAGTTCAGTTTAACTCTGGTGGTTCAGCAACCGCTAGTGGTGGAGCTGTAACTTTGTATTTCGAATAAGCATGGCTAAACAGATAGCTTCCTATCTCGGCCCTCAGTTAGGATTAACGATAGTAGGTCAAGATGCTTATGCTTATTCCGGTCCTGTTGCAGTAGCCGATACTGCTACAACATTACTAGAATTTACAACAGGTAAATACTATATTGTCGGTAATTGGATCGGTAATTATAATCAAGATGTTAGTGAATCTTTAGCCAGTGAAGATTATCGTTTTACCTTATCATTAAACGGTACTAGAATAGCATCATGTGAAAGTTCAGACGCACAGGGAGCTACTAGAAATACTATTTTAAATATTATTATTCCACCTCATACATTAGTTAAGGTTGAAGGTCGGAATTATAGCGGTAGCGGGACTGAGGATGTTGGCGCTGTTATAACTGGAAAAGTGTTCTAATGACCTTAGCACCAAGTCAATCAGTATTACGAGTTAAGGAAGGTTACATTTACGGGTGGAGTGGAAGCAAGGATCTAACTGCTTCCCCTGTCACCCTCCTTAACTACACTAATCCTTCTGACTACTTTTTAACTAGAATAATGATAGGTATAGACTGGAGTAATATAGGAGCCTCTGAAACTATTTCATATACAATACAGGTAGATGGTATCGGCCTTTTTGTTGAAAAGTCAGTGATTGGGGATGTTGGGGTTGTTGGTGCTATAATGCAACCTAAAATGTTCGAGTTTGTTATTCCACCTAATTCAACTGTTAAAGTTTTAGGAACTCAATCGAATAATAATGGTTCTATGTCATGTATGCTAACTGGATATAAAATATGAAACTTCCAGAATCGGCTAAAGATTTTGAAAAGTTAATGAAAAATGTAGACTTTACTAGAATCATGCAAATTGCTATTCCTATTCTTCAACCTGTTATGATTGGAGGATTATGGTTATTAGCATCACGCTTTGATAAAAGAGCCGATGCCTTATCTAAATTAATAGCAATAGCTGAACCAATACCGACAGTGGATCTAAATATCCCAAAACCTGTAGTTCTAGCAAGTCTTTATCATTCTGTTGATGAGTTAGCAGATGTATTAGGAGATGTACTAGAATTTCTACAAAATTTAGAAGTGCCTTCAGCTGAAGTAATAGTTGAAAAAGTAAAAGAAGAACTATTACCCGAACCTTTAGACGTACCAAAAACCTTAACCGATTTCAAACAATGTTTAAAAAATTATGAAGATAATACACCTAGCTTTCTACAAAATAAATTGACTATGGCTTTGTATATTGAAGCGTGTATGATTCGGAAAGGATACGCACAAAAATCAATTAAAGAATGGATTAGAGTTAAACTTTCATGAACGATACAACATTTGCGATTATTTGGATCCTTTCGTTCTTTTTATATTTATTAATTTATACCTATCATATACCACGAATGACGCAAAAACGTATTGAGGTTTGGTTAAGAGATAGCGAATCAGATGATACGTTACTATTAGCTCTAGAAGTAATAGTAAAGAGAATAAGAGAACAAACATTAATTGATTTTGAAGAATATATGTTACCGTTAGCTAGAAAAAATCTTCAAAAGTTCTTTTCGGGTGCTATGGGAAATGTAGCTAAAGAAATGAAAGAAGGGGAAGAAGGATCTAAAATGAAGATGATGCATGATATTGCGAATGAACTTTCTGACCAACCATGGTACGTGCAGATGCTCGGCTCGAAACTTA